TGTCTGGTACTAATTCTAAAGGAAGTTGTGTATAATCAGTATTCATTGAACCTACCATGAAAATAGTGTCTTGAACTAATGTTATAGTATTCACTCCATTCTTTATAACTACTTCATAAATGTAATCACCAGTTTCAATATCAGTAATCACTGGTTGTAAGTCAAATGTTATTACTCCAGTACTAGCATTATATCCATTATACAACTTAGCAATTGCAAATGTATCTCCATCTTGTATAGGGAACTTTTTTGCATAGAAATAAGCATCATAACTTTCCAATGTAGAAACTAATCCACTTGCATCATTAACATGGACATCAACTTGTCTGGATTTAGCTCTCCATTCTACTATGTTATTCTTTACTCCTACTTTAAGTAAACCCATTAGTTTGTTTTTATTTTACTGAATAAAGAAATTCGCATTCTTTTCCATATTTGTCCCACATTATCATTTCCTTTGCTTCTTCAGATATGGGGAGTTTGCTTACTTCCTCTAAATAATCTTCAATCTCTTTTTGTTTGTTCATCTTTTATTTTTTTATTGTTAAACTCCTGCCCCACTATTATATAATTGTGTTCTTTCTGCTGTTGTAATCCATTTATTATAGATATAAACTTGGTCAGTAAAACCATTTATGTTATATGATGGTGCTGTTCCACCTATAGCTCCTTGTGGGGCTCCACCTATTGTTAATTGGTCAGCTGTTCCAGCAGTTCCTCTTGTTGTTCCACCAGCGGTTCCTTGTTCTACGTTATCAAGATATAAATGTTGTTTTGTTCCATCATATCCAGCTACAATATGGTGCCAATCATTATCTCGTATATCAGTTGTACTAAAAGTCTTAACCGTCTCTGCCACACCGGTGAAGTATATTGCACCGGTTGCTCCTCCGGAAGGAGTATAAGCAGGTCCAGCAAATGCTAAACCTGTAACCCAAACGTCTGAAGAAGTTACCGCAGTCATAAAGTGGCAGTGGTCTTGACTCGCATTTGTTATTCTAAGCCATAAACTCCACGTAAATTCACTTACTCCATTTTGGTTTGCTATTAAGGTTGAATCTGCATTATATAATGTTACTGCGTGTGCGTTCTTATCAGATATGCTTGAATCTATACAACCATCTATTAAGCCTGTGTTATATCCCCATTCAGGTGAAGAAAACTTATTTGTAAAATCTGCAGTACCATATGAATCTTCTAATGTGTCATCATCAAATGCCCATCTTCCTAAAAGTCCATCTGTAGGATATGTAGATATTACAGGAGAAGTAACTCTTATCATTTCATTATTCCAAGATATAAGTTTATTGTTATATTTAAGTATTCTATCCATTATTGGTATTGATATTTTATTATTACTATTCCAGACCCACCTACTCCTTCAGCCCTGTATTCACCACCACCGCCACCACCACCTCCGGTGTTTGCAGTTCCAGCTACTCCACTTGTACCTCCGTAATGTCCTTTTCCACCACCGCCTAAGCCACCATTGTTATCTCCAACTGTGGCACTTCCGTGTGATGAACCACCTCCACCTCCACCATAATATGTTGCAGTACCAGATATATCTACAGAAACACCATCTCCTCCGGGTCCACCTTCTCTATAATTTGTACTATATGAGTCTGCACCTACTTCAGATGAACCACCTCCACCGGCTCCACCATATCCAGATATTGCTACATCTCCACCTGCATATCCTTGTCCACTTGTTCCCACTCCTCCGGGAGTAAAGTCACCCCCACTCTGGCCACCACCACCACCTGAACCACCTGAACTACCTGCCACATTTGGATATCTTCCACCTCTACCACCACCTATTGCGGTTGAACTATCAAACACTGAATCACTGCCACTTGCAGCACTTCCTCCGGCACCAATTGTTACGGTTTTATTTCCAGTTGAAACGGTTGCATAAGCTGTATTATGTATTACTCCACCTGCTCCACCACCGCCAGCATTTCCAGCATTATCATCACCACCTGCTCCACCTCCTGCTACAATAAGTACTTCTACATTAGATGGATTTGAAACTACAACGAATGTACCTGAACTCGTAAAGGTGTGTATTTTGTAATCTCCATCAGTGGTTACAGTTCCTCCTGTTGCAGTCATAAATCCCACTATAGGTGCTACATATCTAAGAAAGTCATTTCCTTTATATAGAATATCTCCGTTATGTGAAAGTAATATGTTTGCCATTATATTTTATATGTAATTTTATACCAATTGTTTATTAATGTTTGTTAAAATCTATCAATAGAAATTCTACCCCAACTTGAATCTGTGGTGCATATGTATAAGTAATCATCATCCATACTCCAATCACCAGTACTTCCATCAGCATCACCTAATCTTATTGATGAATCTAACTTAAGTTGGAAATAATCATCAGCTTCAACAATGTCATATAATGAACCATCTATTGTTTTATTCTTAAACACTTCATCAGTAGAATCATAAATAAGTGCTTGGTTATTTATTGCACTTGTTATTGAAACATCATTGAATATCCAAAAATAATCACTTGCATCAACAACCTCAAATATAGAAACATCTACTATAGATTGGTTGACCCATTTAGAAGAATCTACATCATATGCGGGTACTTGGTTGTTAAGTGGAGTTCCAATACTTGTATCAGTAAGTCCTCCTAATGAAACATCAGTAAGTCCTCCACCTCCTCCTGCAATACCGGCAATCCATTCACTTGTTGTATGGTCATAAACTAGAGCACTTCCATCTTGAGCACTTCCAATACCAGCAATACTTGTATCCGTTAACGCATTTAACGTAGTTGAACTTCCTGTGGCAACACTTACATCAAGCATTCCAGCAACCCAATATAAACCTTCTCCAGTTGAGGCTTCACTTACTAATCCATCTACTCCTTGAATACCTTGAATACCTTGGATTCCTTGAATACCTTGGTCACCAGTATCTCCTTTAGAACCATCTACTCCTTGAATACCTTGTATACCCTGGATTCCTTGAATACCCTGGTCACCTTTAGAACCATCTACTCCTTGAATACCTTGAATACCCTGGATTCCTTGAATACCTTGGTCACCGGTATCTCCTTTAGAACCATCTATTCCTTGAATACCTTGAATACCTTGGTCACCTTTAGAACCATCTACTCCTTGAATACCCTGGATTCCTTGAATACCTTGGTCACCAGTATCTCCTTTAGAACCATCTATTCCTTGAATACCTTGAATACCTTGAATACCTTGGATTCCTTGGATTCCTTGAATACCTTGAATACCTTGACTTCCATCTATTCCGGGTATACCTTGTGGTCCAGTACTAGCATCTACTGGTAACCAATTAGTACCATTCCATCCTAGTACTTGTGTGTCCAGAGGTGCCCCAGTGACATCAGATAAGTCACTAAGAGAGGCATCACTATGCATTTTATTTGTATCTAACCAAGCTATGCTTGTGTCTTGTAATAGATTTTGTGCTTGAACATAAGCTATACTTGTGTCTTGTTCGACATCATATGCAGCCAAATATGCAATAGAAACATCTTGTTCTCCATTATGCACATTTAAGTAAGAGATAGAAACATCTCTCATTGCCAATTGAGTATCGACATATATTATTGTAGCATATCCTGAAGCGCTCAATGAAACGGTTACATCTGCTAACCATCCATATACTGAACTATCGAATACTCTTCCTTGTATTTGACTCATATCTTTGTCATTATTTTATATTATATTTATTCACCTTAAATCTTGTTATCATATATCTGAGTAAGTTCGACATCCGATAAATGTTTATTGTAAAGTCTTAAGTTATCTATATAAGCCGGCACATTTGATGCTGTATCTAATACACCAACTCTTAGGCTATCTAATGATTCTGCTACAGCACTCCACGTAAAATCATCAGATGCCACTGAAACATCAATGTCCATTGAATAAGTAGTACCATTTTTCCTAAATGAATATAAATGCCAATCTCCATCAATAATAATTGCATTACTAATATATGCATTTCCACTACCAGTACCAGTCCATACTCTAAAACTTATGGACCCTATGGAGCCATAACCATTAAGTCGTCTTATAACAACTCTAATATATTCACTTTTTGAAGTGTCATCAGTTGTAATTCTCCATGGATAAAAGTTATCAATAGCTGCAGTAGCATAACCTCCTTTATACCAAAATGTTATAGTCCAATCCTTTCCTATACTTCCATCAAAATAGTCGCATAATGTAGAATCGGTGCGAATTGCTTGGAAACCTGTAGTATCATCATCCATATATAATGCTGTATCACCAGAAACTCCAGAAACTCCACTTTGATAAGAGTAGTCATGGTCTAGAATGGATAAATCTCTAACAAAATTAGTTGAATCGCCTAATGTACCATTGAATTGATAGTAAGCTTGTAAAGACCCATCTAATACAAGAGGAGTATATGTGACTACACTTCCGTCATAAGTTAATATATTATTGTTGTGTGATGCTATATTTACCATGTGAAATCTCCTTGTAATCTCATCCATACATTTGTGCTAGTGCATACATAGAAATAGCTTGGGTCATAAGCTAAATCTCCAGCTGAACCAACACTTGTAGGAGAAACTGTTTTTAATTGTAATACTTCTTGGAAATAATCTCCCATTTCGACAGTACTTCCATTTTCCCATTTCGAAACTGAATCATTATATTGTAACACATTATTATCAGCTATTGAAACTATTGAAACATCTGTTAATCCTCCTAAAGAGGTATCAACAGATATAGTACTTAACCTAGTTGAAACATCACCAATATCTGTTGCATTTTGAGTTATATCATCCGAGTTATTGGATATGTTGAATGCGTTTGTACTTATATTACTTGTGTTATTATTTATTGAACTATCTCTTTGTGCTAAACTTCCATCTACATATGCAAAAGTAACACCAAGTGCACTTACATCATCTGCATTCCAACTAGTGCCACCCCATATAAGAGCCTGTCCTAAAGTCTTTCCACTTGTGTTTACATTTCCTATAGTATCTAATGAACTAGGTGAAGTTCCACTTACATCTTGTGGTACCCAATAAGTACCATTCCATATAAGTGCTTGTTCTATTCCAGGACTTGCTACACTTACATCACCAATATCATTTAAGTCATTTATCACTAATCCACTTCCATATAATGAACCATCAATATACAATGAACCATCTATACTAACATCTTGTCTAAAGTTGGAGTTCTCATATAGCGTTATTCCAGTATCAGCATTAAGTTCTAACATATTCACTGAAACATCACCAGTCGTTTGTGACTTGAATATAGTTGAATATCCTGCTGTGTTGTTATACATAGTGAATGTACTAGAGTCATTGAACCCCATTTGAGTAGATAGTTCACCAATATAGAATTGGTCAGTAACTCTAGTAGCACTTCTAAAAGTCTTTTCACCATATATGTATGGTTCATCACCACTTCTTCTCATTGGTTCAGGCTTAGGTTCTCTTCCTGTTGGACTATAAACAGTTCCGGTATTCCTTGTACCTGTTGGTGTTGTATATGTTGGATTTGTTCTTGTGGCTCCACCTCTAGTACCACGACTTGTTCCACCACTTGTTCTGGTTGCTCCACCTCTGGTTGCTCCACCTCTAGTACCACCATAATCCCTAGGGTTTCTAGTTGTACCTGGTCTACTTACTCCACCTCTATGTCTTCCACCTCTTCTTGCTATTGTTCCTGCATAATCACCATTGTCATACTCATCTAGGTTTAAGGTATATGAATCTGTGTCAGGAGTATAACTATAACTTCCTAGTACGTATTTCTTTATTGATGGGTCTTGGTCATCATAAAATATAGAGAATGGCTTAATGAATTTATCAGTTCGTATAGAAGTTTTTATACTATTTCTTTTAACGTTGAATATCTTAAATCTATCATTTATTAAGTGTTCTACTAACGTATAAGCATCTAAACTTCCACCATCTTCCTCAGTCCATCCTTCAGTCCTTGTTCTTAACTCTGTTCTACCAAAAGGTATACCTACAACTCCACATGGTGTGTTTAATGAATTTACATCAAATATCTCTAATTCAGTTGAAACTTCCTTCTTAGATATAGCAGTGTTAATTGTACCAGATTCAGTATCATCATCTAAAACTCCATCAATACTAATAACAAAGTCACCTAAATGAGCATTTGATGGAACTTCATATGAACCATCTTCACCATCAAGTGAAACATAATCAGTAAAGAAACCAAGTATAAACTCTCTATCTCCTTCTGCTAATCCAGCCACATCAGATAAAGGAATTTCGAATGATATATCACTAGCAAGTCTTCCTTGTTTAGTTAAACCATCTATAGAGAATTTATCTTTATTGTGGTAATCAAGAGATTGACTTCCTGTTACTACATTATTACAACTCCATACTTTTTCACCATCTACTTCTTCCCAAGTAATATAATGGTTACGTCCTGAGGCATATCCTCCTGAAACATCCTTAATAAACCAATGAATCTTCGCATACATATCATTTCCATCACCTTCATGTATAGAATGGCTAATAAAAGGAATATACTTAAAGTCTATTTTTAGTGTAGTACCAGCAGTATCACCACTTGCATCTCTATCCATTGGTTCTACAGTAGATAAGAACTTTGTTGACAGTAAAGGAATCCATTGTTCGGAACCAGTTGGGTACCCATATCTTTGAATAGGATTTGATATGCCATATCTAGGGTATTTAGGTCCACGGTTGTTTGAAACAAATCCACTCTCCCTTGGTTGTCCAGACACTAATTCCCAGTCCTCAAAGTTAGAACCAGCATTGCTATAGTTACTCCACTTCCTTAATTTAGGATTTACTGTTTGATATGTGTTATATGTAGGTTCAGTTATAGGTGAATAATCCAGATTTCCATCATCATAATCAAATATGTTAATAATGAGGTTGCTCCATTCATCTATAGTTTTATTTACAGTGAACTTAGTGAATGAGGTATCTACTTTTATATTTTGTGAATAACCAACTTGGTCGAAGTCTAATAAGTTATATGACGGGTCTACTTCTAAATCATATTCACAAGGAACTCCTGCACCATAAGTTGTGTTAATGTTATATTTTCTATAATACTTAGGTGTTTCAGCATCTAGGTCATTATATCTTTCTATTCTCCAATCTCCATTCCAAGAATACATATATGAGTTGAATGGTCTTAATGTTTTAACAAGAACATCACTAGCTCCATCTTTATTAAGCATATCTTCTGCATATACTTCAGGGGAAACACCTGTTTTTTGCCATGCTCCATAATGGTTAGTAACAGTGTTTGCTAGATTCGCGGATGGTTCTAAAGTCATATTCACCCATAGTGAGGCATCCCTATTTGTTTCTAATAATGCACTATTTATGTAGTTAATGAATAATTGAGGGTCAGTGTTGACACTTGAATCTAAAATGGCTGGAGAATTGTCATCAAGTTTGTTAAGATAGTTAGAGGCCGTTAATCTAAAGGAAGAATTTAACAAGTATCTAGCATCCATTGGTTCTGGATTTAGAAATCCATCAAATAATGTCACTGTATCTCCAGCATTGTTACTAACATCAATAGTCACTTGCCATTCATAGTCATCTGGAGCAAATAAATCATTGAAACTATAAAAGTCAGTTGAGTCATTTAATAATGATAAAGAACAAGACTGTCCTATAATAGGGTTAAACCAATCTTTCCATTTATAGTCTATCTTAACTCCTTTTTTAAGTAAAGGAATAGTCGCTGCAATACCACCACTATAATCTAGTTTTTTATATTGAACTATTCCAGTAACTCCTAAATCGGAGGCGAAATGACTTACATATTTTGTTGTATAAGTTGACATATTAGTATGTTTCTAATTTTGCGTAGGTGTTATCAATAACGGCTACTAAATCTTCACCCTCTATTCTAAATACTTGAGTTTTATTTGCTCCTCCTAACATTCCTTGTAGTTTATCTAATGGAGCAATGACTTCAGGGTTGTTTCTAGCACCGGGGTATTCACCAACAAGTCCTAATGTAGGTCCACTAACAATACCACCTTTTGCGAATGACTGAGATGAAATAACAGCAACCTGAGCTGCAGTAGTTAATCCAATAAGTGCTGCACCAATGATACCACCAATAGGTCCTAACTGAGCGAATGCCTTTGTTACGCCTAAAGCACCATTGATAACCGCCTGAACAATAGCTAATTTCTTCTGTTCGTTTGCATATTTTCTTTCTATTTGTTCCCTTTTCTTAGCACTTGTACCAGCAGCTTTTAATTCTTTATTCTTTTGTGCTTCAAACATATCACCAATAGCACCTGTAACAGATTCACTAATACTCATAATAGCATCAGCAGTATTTGATATTAGATCTTTTAATGATTGTCCATGTGCTTGTAACTTTGTTCCAAAGTTTTTGAAGAAGTTATTCCATGCTTCGATTAAACCACCAAGATTATCTCCTGATTTGCCATATAAGTCATCTAAGTCAGAAAGGTGTTGTTCATTATCACTTAATATCTGATCATTTACTTCTTGGTTGTTTTCAACTTTTAATGCTGCAACTTCTCTTAAGTGTGATTCTTCAAGGGCAAGGGTTGCATCATTTATTTGTTTTTGAGTTAATAAAGCATTACCTATTGAATCTTGTGCAGCTTCAGCAAGTAATTTCTTTTCTTCTGCTAATGCATTTTCAAGGTTCTTAATCCTACCTTCAAAAGTCATATCATTTTGAGCTTCAGCATTTGCTTTAGATATTTCATCAACATACTTACCTGCACCATCTGTAAGTTTCATTAACTCTAATGCAGCATCAGCCTGAGTCCTTGACATTTGTTTCCAACCCTTTAATCCAGCTTTAATATACTTTTGGGTCGAGGTTCCCATTTCATTTTGACGATTAACAAGTTCCCTCATCTTATCAGAACTTGTTTTCATCAGGTCATTTCTTGCAATATACAAAGCATTTATTGCAGCGGCATCAGCATCACTTGTTTCAGTTAATCTATTTTGTTCTTCTTGAATCCTAATTGCTTCATTTGCTGCAGCAAGTTTTGCATCAACAATTTCTTGTTCTTTTACTATCAATACATCTAATGCAGCAGCTCTATCTGCATTTGCAGCACTTTCATAATCTCTTGTAAGTAATAATAAATCAGCCATTTCTTTTCTGGCTTTACTTTCATCTAAAGCAACCTTTAGGTTACTTAACATTAAGTTATGTCTATCAACTTCCAATTGGGTTAGTGCAGCAATCTTTATACCAGTTTCACTTATACCTTTTGCTGCTTTTTGTTGAGCCCTATCATATTCACCAATACCTGTTTTTAATCCCATGGCACCGGCGTGAGCTCTATCCAAACCATCCCTCATTTCATCAAAATACTTGTCAGATTCAGCTCTGGCTTCTTTACTAAATACGCCTTTAACGGCTAATGCCATTCCCTTAAATCCAGACTTTAATGCTTCAAAGGTACCTTTGAAGTATTCTACTAATCCTTTCCATCTATTAACTACACCTGAAATAAAGTCATTAAATGCTTTCTTAATAACAGGTACAGCTTTCTCTCCTATTTCATATAACCATCTACCCAATTCTACTAACTTATCAGTTACCACAGCTAGAACAGCTTTTACAGTACCCATTATTTTAGCAAACGCTACAGCTCCATCTTGTGATCCCTTAAAGAATGACATTAAAGCTTTAAGTGCTACAGCAATTGCAGCAATAATAAGTCCAATAGGTCCTAATGATACCATCAATGTTTTTGCTCCACCAGCCAATGCAGATAATCCACCAACAGCTCCTTGTGAAGCAGGACCAATAGCACTCATACTACCAGTCATTTGTTTCATGGAACTTCCTACATTTTTAGACATTCCCTTAAATCCTCTGGAAACTGATTTACCAGTTTTAGAGGATTCCTTTTTGAAGCCTTTAGCAGAATTACCAGCTTCTTTCAAACCCTTTTTTAACTCGCTAGTTTGTGCGTATAACCTTAAAGCGAGATCCGTTAATATAGTAGCCATAATGAGTTGCTTTTATTTATATATTTATTAAATACTTTGCACTTTATTAGGATCTTGTTTAGTTGCTTTAGTCATACCTGCAATCCTTTGTGCCCATTCATCTGGAGATATAGGTTGTTCGGCATCCATTGAATCTACACTATCAACCTCAGCATGGTTAATGACATCCCAATAGAATGGCATATGCTCCTTTTTATATTTAGCATAAGATGGATTTTGTCCCTTTTTAGGGTATGAACAATAAAGATAATAAGAAGTCATCCTTGTTTGTTCCCAAGATGTTTGGTAATCTTGGTCATATTGATGTTGATAGGCATCAAATATAAAATGGAACTCTTTAGGAGTTGAATCCCAAAAGAGTTCCGGTTGTACTTTAATGACACCTACAGCTACGCCATAGATCTCGTCAATAGTTATTTTTTTTTATCTTGCGCTTTACCAGAGCCTGTAGCAAAGGAAGAAGTGATTATGTGATTAAAATCAGATAATGATTCATCTAACATAAACTCCATATCCTCTCTTTTAAGAGTATATTCCTTGTTTTCTGCTTTACAACCCGCTTTAATAGAATAATCTAAAAGAATTTCAAGATTAGAGATATCCTCTTCTAATGTTTCAATTCCTTTACCTGTTTCTAATTGGTATTGCTTAAGAGCATAATAGGACACTCTAAGTGGCCACTTGTCTCCTTGGTAAGTTAAATAATCCATAGTGTTTTCTTTTTATTTATATATCCAATAAACACTATGGATTATTTAATAGGTTGATAAGTTTTATGCAGTAGTTAATTGTTCAAGTACTCCATCTCCTTGGATTTCTCCTGAGAATGTTACTGGAGAACCAACTCCACCTTCCATTGATATAGAAGTTAGATAACCTGCTCCACTCATATAGTGGTTAGTAGATACTGAAGGAAGAATGTAAATTCCAACTGAAGCATCACTTGTTACTAATGTGTTTACAAGTTCATCGTAACTGAGTTTACCAGCTTCAACGGTTGCTGATTGCATTCTAAGTCCTGAGAAAGATACAGTCCAACCATATAGGTCAGGTACCGCATTCTTGGCTCCAGTTGCTGTTAGACATGCAATTTCAATCATATCTTTGGTAACTGATAAAGAAAAGTCTGTAGCACAACCTAATGTACTACCATCAATTACTATTGACATACTTTTTGAAAATAATGGTGTTTGTGCCATGATATTATAGTTTTATTTAAGTTTCTAAATACGTACACTCAAAAGTGAGTGTGTTTGTATATATTTGTTGTTGTTGATCAAATCCACCTTGATCATTCTTAAATCCTACATCAACAATGTTTCCACTTTCATGGTTGTTCAAATAAGATATAAGTCGATTGGTAATCACATCAATCTTAGTATTAGTGTTTCGTTGTATAACTACTATCGATAATTCATAAGTCATATATATGTTCTTAGAAGTAATACAATCATTCTGTACTGACTTTCTTTGTTCATATACAATCCATTCATTATCTTTGGTTTCACCTAACCAATTATCTATTAAGTTTTCATAATGAATTCCACCATCAACCATCCCATTAAGGGAAGTATCAGTAGTCATTACGTCGTATATTTCTGTTACAAAACTCATTTCTTTTTGGATATTCTTTTTACATCTTTAGCAGTTAGCTTTACAAGGTCCTCACCATACTTTATGGTGGCATCTTTCTGGACTTTCCTGGCTTCTTGGTCAAGTAGAGATTCAATTACATGTTTACCTTCAATCTTTCCTCTATATGCCCCGGCCTTAGTATATCTTTCAACTGTTCCCTTATCCAAGAACCTTATTGGAAATACATTACTAGTTGGTCCAACCACAACAGCATTAGGGTGTTTGTTTCCTTCCACCTTAGCTTGTCTAATAGCCATTCCTTTAGTTAACCTTGATGGATATGGAGTACCCTGAAGTGCTTTCTTAACAGGCTTAACTGCTTCCTTATTAGCTTTTTTAAGCAAGTTATTAACTTGTCTTTCATCACCTAAGGTTTGTAACACTTTCAATAGTTCATCATATCCTTCTAATGATCCACTAATTCCTTCCATTAGTATTGATTAGCCCTTTCCCAGACTATTGTTTCTAGTTTCATATAGTGTCTACGTCCGATAAATTCAATTCCTTCTATTTTATAGTAGTTGTTATTGTAAATTACTCTACATTTATAGTCAATGTCCTCATCAAACCTTAATATAAAGTCATCTCCACTAAATGGAATCTGACCTTGTGGGGCATATTGAGTAGTTGCTGTAGTCATTACCTTTTGAGCCCAAGCCTCTTTGTAAAACTCGTAAGTTTCTTCTGGAGTACCAACTCTATTGGTTGCTGTAGTTTCCTTTTCAATAACTAATTGTTTATCTAACTTAAACATATTAAAATATAATTTGTCGGTATGAATCTAATAAAGACTCAAACGCTTTATTCGGTTTTAAGTTACCTATATCGTATGATTGTCTTTGTTGATCATAAAGGTCACCAATCTTAATAAGAACAGCTTGCTTTATAATTGCAGGACATTCACCTTCATTATATCCAGTATTGTAACATATCACTAAAGGATCAGCTGTAACTGATTCATCAAACTCAATATAAGCATAATTGTAAAATACTTCAGTATGATCAACCTCAACTAATGTTGAAGTGTCAGTAACTGCTTGAGTAAATGATTCAAAATTACCTTCCGCTAGTTTTAAGTAACTTCCTGAATAGTCATAAAGTGATTGAGAGTTAGTAGTTTCAGCTACATCTTTACCAATATATTGTTCGGCCTTAGATGTAGCTGCTTGGATAAGGTTTCCGATATAATCATCATCCTCATGCCAATCATCTTCCACTCTCAAATGTCTCTTTGCTTCAGACAAAGATACAGGATAGGATATTTTGGTTTTTATAGGTATAGACATGTGTTGCTTGTTATTTTAATAAGGGGTAGAGCCTTTCCCCACCCCTATTAGTTTGATAGGCCGTATCTTAGATAGATACATCAGCAATCCATGAAGAGTACCTGTAGTTTCTGAATCCAGTATCAGTCATACCACTAATGGTAACTTTTACTTTTCCTTCTACATCAAATTCGTATGGGTTGAGAATTAACTCAAGACCTGCACCCCATTCTGCTACAACAGCAGCACCACCATCGATATACATAAGATGGTCAGCATTAGCTAAAGAAGTTCCAATTGCAGTTATACCATCTACGGTACCGTTTGCAATAGGTCCTGCCCAGATTGGTCCATTTACAGAAGCAATAGTAGCAGTTTTCTTAGCGAAAGCAGCAATAGCAGGTGTAGCAATATAAACTGGCTTAGCCATATCATAAGGTACATTTGCTTGTAGGTCTACAAAGTCAGAATAATCTAACGTTGAACCGTTAATAACTGTAGATGCATCAACAGCATCAGTTTGGATTTGGTCGAATAAGTCAGCAACCTGAGCTCTGTACCAAGCAGATCTAATATCGGAAATAATTCCATTCCAAATAGCTGGTTGAGAGTTATTAAGAACTTCTTTAGTTACTACATTATAAGCACCTAGTCTACGTCCAACAAGTTTAAGTGAACCTGGATTAGCTGAAGCATCAGTAACAGCTACAGTTTCAGCAGCAAATCCTGCATTAACCTGAGGCATATTAGGAAGAACGAAGTCTCCGTTTAAGCCAGTGTATTTAGTAACACCTATATTAGCTAAAAGAGCTTCAGCAGGAGTTTGTGCAATAGATAAGCTATTATCAACCACTTTATTTTTATTATCAGCACCTAATTGAGTAAGTGATAAGTCAGTTCTTTCTTCGAAAGGAAGTAAGAATCCACCATTTTCACCTCTAAATTCTTCAGGAGCTTGACCAGTTCTGAAAAAGGTTTGTAGACCTCTTATCATAGTCATTGCTTCAGGAGTTTCTTCAGGAGCTTCTACATTATCAGTTCTTTCTGCTTCAAATTGAGCAAGAGTTTCAGCTCTTTCAGCTAATACTATATCAGCTTCAACAGTAGGAAGTTCAGTACCAATTCCTTGTGCTTCAATTCTTAATTCATCAGTTAATTCATCATTTTGCATGATTACATTATATCTTAGAACAAGCTCTGAACGCTTTTGTTTCAAATCATTTAATTTCATAATAATTTATTTAATTTAGTTTTAAGAATTTCTTCTTATTGTATATTTTCTTTGGTTCTTCTTCATCATCTCTTTCTTCCGTCTCAACCTCAGGAGCAGCTATTTCTTCTTCATCATCCCTTGCACTAACTTCTGTTTCTGCATAGGCTGGAAAAGTAACAGCACTTACGTCTCTAAGTGTTTCAACTTTAGTAATAGTAATCAAATCATAATCACTATCTTCAATACCTTCTTGACGATAACCATCTTTAGCTGGTAGGAAGGCAAAAGAGTTTTGGAATATATCACCTCTTTTTACTAACTCATACACGTCATTTGCATAAGTTGTATCCGGTAGTACAGCTCTAAAGAACAATCCGGTTTCATCACTGGATAACTTAAGTGTGTCATTTGTTGTTCTTCCCATAACTAAAGAATTGTCATGGTTAAAGTTCAACACAACATCAAGGTCATCACTTTGTAAGACGTCATCGAAAGCTCCTGCCTCAATAACTTCGTAGAATGAATTGTAAAGTAACTTTGAACGTACATCGTATAATGCAGCATACCCTTCTAAAACTTTCTCATCTCCTTCTTCTACTGCTCTAAACTGAAGGTCCTTTACTTCATAGACCCTCTCTTGTATTTTTGTGAATTTCATAACTATATGTTATTTTATATTATATTTATCTCAACCTATTGAACTATCTCTATCCTCAATTGCAATAGTTTGACTTGACATATAGTGTTTATCACCATCAACAAAGGTAGGAAGACCTTCTAACAAGGCTATTTGGTTAGGTGTCATCACACCTAAATCCTGCATTGTTTTGAAATAAGTAGTTCTAGTTGTTACATCAAGTTCCATCATTGCTTGAGTTACAAATTCAATTGACTTACCATTCTTTCTTTCTTCATTAGTAAGTAACTTAAATTCAAGTTCTTGACGGTACATCCTTGTTATGGCTGCCATTGTATTTACTCTAAAGTCTAATTGAGCTTGTTCAACATTATTCCATTTACTATAATCATAAATACCAACATTTGCTGGTGGCACACCATAGAATGCTGCTATCTGAGTCATATCTAACTTACTTGATTCAAGGAATTTAGCATCCACTGGATCCAATGTAAGTTCTTGTATTTCAGTAAAAGGAGGTAGTGTTGTGGTTACACCAGCATTGATAGGTCCAACATACTTTCCACCTTTTTGCCAAGCTTTCATTGCTTCAGCAAATGGTTTAGCGAATTGTGCATCTGGTATAATTGATTTTAATACCCTAGGTGTGAAAGTATTATTCTCATAGAAGTTATCTACTGTAGTTTTAGATTTATACAACGTAGAATAATTCATCCTTTGAGCTTCTATAGGATTGATACCCCATATAGAGTTTTTAGAAATCATTTTGAAATGCAGCATATTATCTGCATTTAAGACTACTTCTTTAGTTTCTTTTGAGTTGGCTTTCTTTTCGTAAACAATATAAAAAAGTTTTCCTCTCACTACTTTATAACCACCCACCATATTTGATGGTATAAACTCAATCCTAATTGGTTTACCGGTCATCTTATCTCTATAGATTCTGGCAAAAGCATTTCCTTTTAAGTTCCTTTGATATTCTAAAGCTCCAAAGAAGGAGTTAGAAGTAATCATACCATCAGGAGAGTAGTGTAACATATCATAACGATAATCATCTTTATCGATTTGATTACCTGATTCTGTAGCTTGATAGATGTTAACTGGAAATCTCGAAAGAGTGTCTCCTAATACTTTAATACATGTTACTGCGGTTCCAATTTTCTCTACGTCGCTATTCTGGAATTTGTTTTTTCCGGTTCCAAGTCTTAATGGTTCCAAGATTTGAGCATCATAGACATCTTCCGGTCCAATATACCCTTTCATACCAGTTGGCATAACGTAGTTTGCAAATCGTTTTCTTGCATTGTCAAACATATTTGTATCGTTTATTTTATATATTCACCAGAATCTTAACTGCAAAATAACACCATGCATTTATTTTAGTCAATAGAATTGGTTATATTATAATATGGAAGATATAATAGTAGGTTCTAAAGAATATAAAGATATAAATAGATGGCATAATAATAATTGTAAACATAAACTTTAGTTATCCCATAAGTCAGCACTAAGTGTTGCGCCTTTGTTTTCTTCTTGCCAGGCGCCCATGGCCATTCCTAAGGCTACAGCACCATCAATACTATCTAAAGACTTGTTCTTCATCAATTTAATGTTAGCATTTCCGTCTCTATATGGAACAGCATTCCTTATATTCCACTTTAATGCAGGGTTTTGCATAATGAATACACCATCAAAGATAGCTTTTTCAATAGCTTTAAGTGGTTCGTTGAAAAACTGTCCTCTTTGAGCAAATGGTTTTGTAGGTATTTCTAATTCCCAAAGCTTATTTATAATAGCTGCACTATTATGTGGATCAAATCTACACATTTCAATATCAAAATGTTCCTTTATCCAAGCAAACCTTTCAACTACTAAGTCATAATCAATTGTAGGTGTCTCACATAGTTCAACCCAACCATCCTTCATCCATTGTTTTAAGTTAACTCCACCACTCCTTAAGAACTTTGCAGCATCGTTAGCCATAAAGAAAAAAGGTATAGCATAAAATCTATTATCCTTTTCAACTAAACCAACTAAAGCGGTTAAGTCTCTTGTAGCAGAAAGGTCAAGGCCTAAGTATATTTTCTCTCCATATAAGTCTTTAACATCAAACTCTTTAACACATTTAGTTAGTATTTCATTAGGGATCCAAGCTTCTTCTTGGTCTACAAATACATTAAGGTGCTTTGTTAAGAAGTTGTTAAGTTGAGTTATTGAATACTTACTTTGATTGTACTCACTCATTAAATCTTCCATGTGGTTTATTTGACCTAATGCTGGATTAGACTTACACCAATTAGAAGTATCTGCTGGATCATCCTTTTCATCTAATGTATAAAGTAAAGCAAATGTAGCATCATCTTTAATATCACCACTTAATATATTCTGGCAATATAACATATGATTATAACAAAAGGAAGTAAGTGAAAAACCTGCTGTTGTTATTAAGAAAATCATTGGGTTCTCCCTTGCCAATATAGATGATTTGATTACGTTGTAAAGCTTGTCATCACTGTAAGCGTGCACTTCGTCGAGGATAGCTCCAGAGGCCGAGTAGCCATCGAGCTTATGAGCATTGGATGCAAGTACTTTGCTAAACCCACCCTTGGTTTTATCCTTAAATATAATTTTGTACCTTTGAGCTTCAAGTCTTTTTCTGAGGGCTGGGGAATGATTGATGATTCCTGTAGCGTAATCCAAACATATACTGGCTTGCTCCCTCGTCGAGGCAAGTAATAAAGATTGGGGGTCTTCAACACCATCAGCAATGAGAAAATAAATCTGTAAAGCCGCACTAAAAACACTCTTTCCATTTTTCCTACCCATAAACAAAAACGCATATCGATATCTTCTTTTTGTTGTACCTTTCCAATAAAAACCAAATAAGGCTGCTATTATAAATGCTTGGAAAGGAAGTAATTTGAATCTTTGGTATTTGTTATTCTTGTTAATGTTGAGGAAATAGAAGAACTTAAAAACCTTGTCGACCATGTCAACTTTATATTCGAGTTCATCTTTTCTATTGACATCTCTTTTATATCCTTCAACAGATTTCTTGACCCATTTATTAGTTTTAATAGAACCATCCAGCACACCATAAATATAAGCACTAACATCGTCCCAACAAGCATCAACATATTCTTCTAATTTAGTTTGTTTGTCCATTTATCAAATAGAAAATATAGAAAATCTATTATTTATCTTATGGTTAGCTGCTGATGTAGAAGGAACATCTGGTTGTTCCTTCTCACCACATAACCGTTTAAGTGAATCATCTAAGTAATCATATAGAAATAAAGTTGGTTGTTCTATAGCTTCTAATCTTTCGATTTTCATGTCCACTTCTTTAAGTAGACTCTCTTTTAGTTTCATTTTATTATTTTTAATTTAACTTCTTTTTCATCCATTAAGTACAACCAAATAGATTTATGATAATCCCACTCTTGTATCTTTAGTTTAGTTTGTTTTTCCATTCTACTAAGTAATAAGCTACTAACATTTGATGTATTGGTTTCCTAATCTGTATTTGTTTCATCATCCAATACGTTCTTAGTTCTTCGTTTGTTAATAATTTCTGCATAAGCTACTATTTTAATTTGTGGGCAACAAGTAGAAGGAATATCAATATACTCAAACTTAACATCCTTTTCTTTAGCTCCTCTTGCAATTAACTTCTTTGTCAATATACTATCAACTAATTCTTTATTCCCTCTTACAAAGGTGTATATAGATTTATCTACATTAGTTGTTTCTTCAAATCTCATAATTTTATTTATTTTAGAAAGCCTGATCGAATTCGTCTTCACCCTTACTTAATTCTAACTTTAACTTCTGTCTTTCAGAAGGAGATAGAATAAGTTGTCTATATAGAGTTTGGATATTCTTTAGTGATTGTTGATAGACATCGATAGCTCTATTCTTTTGGTAGAAAGGCTCTTTATCAGGATCTCTTGTAATGTCTATTTGGATTCCATTTTCCCTTATGTCTGCTTTTGCTGTTTCAAGTACTTCAGTATTGAATATAATTTCATCCAATAGTATTTCATCTGAGTCATGCCACAACAATTGTTCTACAAGGTAACTTTTAATTGATTCCTTTAAGTCCATAGTTAATAATTTATTTTAATATAGAATCTTCTGCACAACAAAGTTTGCATTTAGGATTTATACAACCTAACATTTCTATTTCATTTCTGAAGTAGTCTTCTCCTTTTACTGGTACTCGTATAGAACCACATCCAGTACATTTTTGATTTTGTTTCATATCTTTTCTTTTAATATATATCCACTAACTTCTCTTTCCTCTCTTAGTTACCTCCATTTCCCTTGCGCCATTACTATGCACACTATTAAACAGTAAGCTTTAGACACAATATACATAGGCACTATACGATTAGGTGTACACGTATGCACTAGAGGAACCACAGGTAG